CAAACCATAACAAGAGCAAAGGAACTTACCACGAAAAGTGGTTTGTCACGTGGCTCAACAAAATCAAAGCGCCGCTCGAAGCGAAGAGGGTCCCCCTCTCGGGGAGCTTGGGAGGAGAGTATTCAGGAGACATCCACCTCTACCTCAACGGAAAAAAATTGGTGGGAGAAGTAAAGTACAGAGATAAGTCAGGCTTCCCCAGTCCATTCACAGTATTAGAAGGCAGAGACATTGCCTTTTATAAACGGCGTAGAGGAACGCCGCAAACACTGGTCATTATGACTGGTGAAAACTTTCAACAGCTATTGGAGAACAGCTATGAATCACACGGAGACACAGAATAAAAACATCCAAGCATGGCTTGAGCAAGGCAACAGCATAACAGGCATGACTGCCTTGGAAAAGTTTGGTTGCTGGTCATTGCCTCGTCGCATCTGCGACCTCAAAGAAAAAGGCTTTGCAATTGATAGTCAGTTTATCAAGCTTGAAAATGGCAAGCGCATTAAAGAGTATTGGATGGCTCGATGAAAAAAGATTTAAAATCTATTGGTCGGTATGTAACCGGCGATGTCTGGTCTGCAAGTGTGACTCGCGGGTCACACGATGCATACAAAAAAGAATACCAAGCTAACGTTGATTGGGTCGCTGACTCTCATCGCATTAATGCTGAACGCATTTGCAATGGCGAGCGTGTTGGCGAGTGTTGGCTGCGCGGTAGATTGAAGCAAGAGTTGTTGGACTTTGGTTTGCTAACTCGTTCTGACTTTGACAAGTATGGTGATATTCCCGAAGTCGATCTTCCCGTTGTTACTTACGAAGAAGAATCTTCTTGATCCAGCTGCGTATATGCAGTATGTAAGTAGTTATAAACAAAACAATAATGGAGAACACAATGGAACGAAAGGGTTTCATCGGAGGAAGTGACTGCGTAAAAATTATGCAGGGCAATTGGTTAGAGCTTTGGCAAATCAAAACTGGTCGTGTCGAATCGGATGATCTGTCTCGCAACATTGCAGTGCAGCTTGGTAGCTGGACCGAAGACTTCAACCTTCAGTGGTTCGAGCAAGAGCATGATTGTGTGCTGTCTAATCATCAGCATGAATATGAGGATATGATTGGGCCAGTACCAGCCAAGGGTATGATTGATGCTAAGTGGGCAACGCGCATTGTCGAAGCCAAGCATACTAATCCATACAAGAATATGGATGATGTCATTGAATACTACATGCCGCAAATACAAATGTACTGCCATCTAGCTGATGCTGATGGCGCTTACTTCTCAGTTATCTTTGGCAACAGCAGGTGGGAATCAGCCTATGTATCGTACAACAAAAGCTATTTCGATTCTATGTGGACGGTGGTGTCAGACTTCTGGGGTTACGTTGTACGCGATGAAGAGCCGGTTGGTGTGGATACGCCAGCAATCAACATCGACAAAGTTGAGGTGGACAACATGGTCAAGCGTGACGCCAGCAGAGACAACCAATTTATCGACGCATCGATTACCTATATCAACGGATATGAACACAACCGTGTCTTTGAGAACGCTAAGAAAGACCTCAAACAAATGGTCGGTGATAACGAACGAGAAGTTTACTGCGACCAACTCACAATCAAACGAGACAAGCGGGGATCACTTCGCATAACAAGGAGAACCAACTAATGACTAATAACCTCGACGTATGGGACAGGCTGGCCTCTTCAGACCCCAAGTATCTGAAGAAGGTCAGCTTCGGCAGCCGTTCATTCACCGCGATTGACCCGCAGTACCAAGTCAAAAAAATGACAGAAGAGTTTGGTGCTGTAGGCGAAGGCTGGGGATGGCACAACACAACAGAGATTGTACCTGTGAGCAACGGAGATAGCGCTGTGCTAGGGCATGTGACTGTCTGGCATGGCACACCCTCTAATTCATTTGGCCCCTTCACAGGGTGCCGTAAGTTCTTTGATGCAGCTAAGGGCCGTATGGCTGAAGATGCACCGAAGATGGCTATCACTGATGGCCTTACTAAAGCACTGTCACATATCGGATGCGATGCTGATATCTTCTTAGGTAAGATGGATGGCAACAAGTACGATCAAGATAGTGGAAGCAAGAGCAGCAACGGTAGCTGGTAAGCTACACAACAAAAGGAGCCAGAAGCATGGCAGATTACGATCCAACAAATAACGGCGCAGCATTCCCACCATTCGATGACATGAAGATGATCTTACAAGGCAAGATCAATGTCGAAGGACGCGATGGTAAGTACTGCGTTGTTCGCCGTGAATCCAAGAACGGCAAGGAGATCATGGAGATCTACGAAAAAGTGGGAGCTATGTTTCCCAATGACAACAGTAAAGAGTCAGCACCTAATTACACTGGAACCGTTTACAACACAGCGGATAAGCAAATGCCATACACCCAGCCAACATCAGATCGTAGGGTTGCAGCATGGCGGCGCATGAAAGATGGCAAGCCTTACTTGTCCTTTGTAATTAGCGAGCCACAAAAAAGAGATGACCCCTTGCAAGGCGATGACATACCGTTCTAGTATAGGGGTGTTCTCCAAGGGTACACCCTCACACGTACTGCCCTGTCAACTGCCCTGCTTATTTAATTATAGGCAGGGTTTTTTTTGGAGTAACGAATGACTGAATTAGAAAAGATGATGGCCGATGCAAAAGGCTGCAATGAAAGACTGAAAGAAATTAACGGGCTCTCAAGAAGAAAAAAGAAAGAGCCAAAAGAAACCGAACCACATAAAGGTTATGGCAAAGGCTGGCGAAACAAACCGCTAACCGATGACGAACTATCAGACATAAAATATTTTAGAAACAGAGGCTGGTGTGTTACATCTATAGCTATGTTTCTTGGCATCAGCAAAAGCACAGTGGAGAAATACAAATGATAAAAACAACATGGGTCGCAATCATGGTCTTCTCATCACCATACGAATGCGCTGATCTCATAGAAAAATATCCACACAATTTATACGGGCCAGTGCAGTGCGTCATTCAGTATGAAGAATCAAATACTGTGCGACCCAAGCGGAAGCCACAGCAGGAGGATGAGTAATGGAGGTAACGCCAGCGCATAAAGTAGAGCTAGACTTTCTTAAGCGCAGAGTTGATCGCTTGATTGATGAAGAGAATAGAACAGACCCACATCCAAATGTTAAGCAAGACCTATGGGCTGCGCGTTCTGAATTAAACCAGTTTGTAAACAAGCTAAGAGAAATGGGGTATAGCATATGACGCAAGACGAACTACGTGAAGCAATGATTAAGTCAGCTAAAGAAGGCAAGCAACGCATTCTAAAACGCGATGGTCAAACCCAATCCTTAAAACATAACATGGCACCAGATTATAATATGGGTGGCAGAGATAGTAAGCCAGAAACAAAAGAGATTATCAGGCTGGCATTACTAGGTAAAAGTAAGGACGCTATCTGCAAACGCATGTCATTCTTAGGATACAATAGAAAGAAAACACTTGCTGTACTTCATAGGCATGAAGATAAGATCGTGGGGCCAGCACCTTCAGTGATCGAAAACCGCGAGTTTAAGATTAAAATTAAATGCTGACCCCAAAGTTTTATACCATCAATTCAAAGTGAGGGCCATCAATAAATGGCCTTCTGCCTTCACTTCTTCTTAGATCAATGTAAGCATTCATTGCTTCTTCAGCACTGCCATCCCAATCACCAAGGTTATCAATCTGCCAAGCAGCACCCCAACGCACACGGCAGCCAACAAGATCAGCAGCTTCAGCCATAGCGTCAGCCAGATCGTCATAAAGATTTAGCTCCCAAGATCCACGGCCATTGATGTAAGCCATAAGATCAACAGCCAAACCATCTAAGTGCTTTGACTTCATGGTTTGTGATGCACCCTTGGCAACCAATTCTTTTTGCTGCTCAATTGTGCGGAGCCCTTGTATGACTCCGAAGTCTGTTTTTGTAAGTGTGATTGCGTATTTAACTACAGAAACTAAGCGGTCATCGACCCCTTCGAGCCGGTCAAGGCTGCGTCTGCTCAGTTTAAACTCACTCATTTCTTTAATCCCTTCATCGTTCTAATTCCAAAGCTAGCTGCAATAGAGGCATACATACCCCACTGCACCCAGAGTGGTGTGGTTTCTAGATTAGCAAAGCCCTGCGCCATTACAGTTTGCATAGAAGGAATGAAGTTCATGCAAAGAATAGCTACAAAAACTATAGTCCAAAGCTCATCCTTCCAAGAATCCTTTGAAGCTTCGATGGCTGACTGCTCCCAATCCATCTCACCAGTAGCTTGCTTAAGTTTAATCTCAGCGTTTGCTTTCTGAACAGCAGCCTTGCCATCTATATAGCTAGTAGCAAGCCCACCAACTGCACCTATAATCTGACCAATCATTTCTCAGACCCAACCCACACTGCAAAAGCACCCGTGAGAGCGCCTGTAACGGTAGCTGTAAGCGCTGTAGCTTGTGTGCTTACCACATCCTGCGGCAAAGACATAAACCACTCTATGACGCGGATATACATGATGGTCATAACCAGCATCATAACACGCGGCATTATCTTCCAAGCCAATATCTTTTCCATAGCTATAGTCATCTGATACCTTTCAAAAATTCAGTGAAGAAATACAAAACAACAACACCACCAATAGATAGAGAAGCAGCAATGCCCCAAGTAATATATTTAATTGTAGCCGCTATTTGTTTTTGTTTTTGCTCTGCTTCTTTCTTGCGCTGAACGCGCATCTTAGCCTCGAAAGCTAAGAAGGAATCCCATGTCCCCGGCTTGCCGTACAATCTACAAATAGATTCTAGTTCTTTTCGCTGCTCTTGTATCTGCTGCAAAGCAATGAACTCATCAAAGTCATCGGCAGACTTACCTAAAACTTTAGAGAACAACCCATTTTTTTTACGATTGCCACGAGCTTTTAAGTCTTCCTCTGCACCAACAAGATTTTTAAGAGGCGAAAGAAAATCACTAACCTCTTTACCATTAGATACAAACTTCTTGATCGTACTGTAAGCTGCGTTTGCTGCGGCAAGCTCGGCTAGCATAACTTATCCCAGCATATTCATTCGCAAAAGCAGCACTATGATAAAGCCAGATGTGCCAATCATAATAGCTTCTAAGCGTTTTACGCGGTTAAACAAATCTTTAAATTGAATATCCATTTCTGTTTTAATAGCCACAACTTCTTTCTCCAATCCGTCGATGCGTTCATGCGCTGAGTGTACTGTTCTCTTATCCATATTCTTACCTATACCTTATGGCCAATTTGAGCTAAGTGGGTTTGAAGGCCAAGTGACACTGAAAGGAAAGCCAGCTTGACTTGGGATGTCACGCAGAGCCTGTCGATACGCTGTAATTGTGTCGGACATTGTAACATCAGATAAAGCCATCCAGTCAGTCTCTTGCAACAAGCCATCACGCTTGGATCTTACGTTAGCCTCTGCCGTTGATTGCTCCATGTTTTGCACGGTGTGTTCTACTTCCCACTCGCTGCCATACAGGGGCTGACCGACCTGATCTGTATCGACCTCACCCGTGTCAGGGTCAGTGCAGTCTTCCTCTGTCTTCATGCGGATGACTTCCCTTGCGGGTGTGCCAGCCACAAGTGTTTGCACCAGTGGATCATGGGTTGGCTTTTCAAGCTCAGTCACCTGATATACGCCGTAGCGGCGCAAGATTGTGTCAGGGATCTGCTTTGGGAAGCTGGTCTGTGGGTTATCACGGCGAAATTGCCCAACGGTGTAAGGGAATTGGTCGGGCTGACCGTTTGTTAATTTAACGTGCATTTATACCTCCGAGAAAGAAAAGTTAGTTGCAGACCAAGTGTTGTTTCCAGAAGCATCAACAGCACTTCCCGACAAACCGTTCCACAGCGCAACGGTGCCTGAAACATTTGTCAGCCCTCCGTCTATAGAGGGTGGAGTAAAGTTGGCTGTATATAATTCAGTAGAGTTAATTCTAAACCCTCTGTACTCGCAGCCAAAATCGCCATAGTTTGTGTCTTGTCCCCATAATGTATTTTGTGCGTTAGGGGCTACGGTGATATATACGCCAGATGTCCCTACGCTCACACCATCTTTAAAAAACTCCATAGTTCCATCGCCCTTTGCAACATAAGCAAGGTGAGCAAAAGTGCTTGTGCTTCCAAAGTTGGTGCTTGTTACATACCAACTCCCAGAAAACGCACCTATGTTGCCGTTATTAGCGCCTATAATAAGTCTACCAGAACCACCTGGATGCTGGTCAATAATCCAACCAGAGCCAGTTGGTGTGCGCAAAGGTCGAACCCAAGCCTCTACGGTGTAGGTAGGGTATGCGTTTGTAAATAAGTTAGCGCCCAAGTCTACATATGAATTTCTTCCCTCCGTAGAATCTTGAGTAGCTTTATAGTAAACTTTAGTAACCCCAGCCGCACCCATTTGCATTAATCTTGATATGCTCATGACATTGCATCTCCTGCTTGGAAACCTTGATAAGACGTACCGCCATCGTCGGTCAGAAAAACAAGCACATCTGTCTCACCGCTAGCCGGTGCATCTGGGGCTGTGCCGCTGGGCCACTCTACTGATGAAGGATAAGTTAGCGCAACTGTGGCGCTTGGAGTAACCGCCAAAGCAAAGCCAGCCGCCGTGCCAGATGCTGGTGCATTGCTGAATGCAAACGTGGTGTTGGCTGATGGGGTGTAGCTGAAGTAGGTGCCGCTGGAAAGATCCAATGTAGGGCCAGAGTTTAAGAAAGCAGCGGTAGGCGGCGTGAAGTTAGATGTGTAACGGGCCACACCTTTGGTAATGCGAAGCTCGTCGATAAAACCTTTAAATGGCGTATCGGAAGAAGCCGCAACATCACCGCCTATAAAAACAGTGTTTGAAGGCACGTTGTAAGAATAGCTGTGAGTGCCTACAGAAACACCGTCTAAATAAAAAGTTAAAGTTGTACCTGATCTAACTACGGCAATATGATACCATTGGTTGGCAGTTTTTGTAGCGCTTAAAATAAGATCGGTACCAACATTAAACCTAAACTTATCTGCTGCAATCTCATGATCGTACTGGACTGTAACTTTATTCGCTGTCAAAGCATCGTTTACAACTCTAAAACAGGTTGGAAATCGTTGCGTTTGGCTTTCGGGATAAACCCACGCTTCATATGTAAAGTCACCAGTTCCAAAGCCAGTGTTAGTAAAGGATAATTGATCACCTGAACCATCAAATTGTATAGAGCCAGTTCCAAATTTCTTAACCGCTGTATCAATTTGCGTATTACCGGTAACAGTTAAAGATACTGAGTTAGAGCTACTGTCAGTAATCGTAGTGCTTCCACTTGTGCCATCTCCATGCAGAAGCAAACTTACATCAGCAAAACTAGCATCATTAGCCGTGACTGCCCCAACACCCTGCGCTTGATTGGCTGCAAAAGCACCAGAGCTATAATCTAATAAAACGCTCATGAATATGCATCTCCTGCGTGGAAGCCGTAGTATGTGCTGCCGCCGTCTGTGCTGTAAAAAGTAAACGCATCAGCCTCGCCAGACGATGGTGCTGATGGTGCTGTACCGCCAGCCCATTTTACAGACGAAGGCCAAGTGATTGTCACTGTGGCAGACGGCGTAACCTTCAGTGTGAAATCAATAGCTGTTCCACTGGCTGGTGGATTAGCAAATTCATATGCCACATTAGCAGACGGTGCGTGAACAAACGTGTTGCCAGACGAAAGGTCTAACGTTGGGCCGGTATTGCTGAATGCGGCTGTGGGTGCGGTGAAGTTACTAGTGTATCTGGCGACAGTAGAAATTCGAAACTCGTCTACATAACCAATGTATTCAGCCGTGGTTCCCCCAGCGTCATATGAAGCTAAATACGGACCGTAAGTGTACGATGCGTAATTACTTGCATCAGTGTACGTCAATACAGCCGTGCCATCGACAAATATTTTAGTTTGGTTTGTTCCAGTTCCCTCACGACAAAGTGCGATATGATGCCAAGTGTTTAGGGAGATAACATTGTTAGCGGTAATATTATTGCCATTATCACCATTTCCAAAACTACCGTGAATTAAAGCATTGTTAGTATTAATACTGAAATACATTCCACTAGAAACACCTGCACGATGTGTATTGAATAGAGCTTGTGAGCCAGATGTTGTGTTGTATATCCACATTTCAATTGTGAATGGCCCCGTGCCAAAGTTTGGATAATTAGGAGTACCTGACCCTAAAGTTAAGTAATCACCCGTGCCATCAAACTCTATAGACCCAGACCCAAACTTCTTAATAGCCGTATCAATCTGAGCATTTCCATTGGCAGTAACAGCAACAGCGTTAGATGAACTATCCGTAATAGTCGTACTACCGCTTGTGCCATCACCATGCAGAAGCAAAGACACATCAGCAAAGTTAGTATCACCTATGCTTGCTGGGTCAGTACCCAAGCTGCCACCAGTAGGCTTTGCAGCAAATACACCGCCTGTATAATCTAAGACTACGCTCATGACACAGCATCCCCTACTTGATTACCGTAATAAGTAGACCCACCATCAGTCGTGAAGAACGTATATACGTCGGTCTCTCCAGAGGCAGGGGCTGCGGGTGCTGTGCCAGAGGGCCATTCTACAGAAGAGGGCCATGTGATTGTCACCGTGGCAGATGGCGTGACTTTAAGCGTGAAGTCGTATGAGGTGCCAGAGCTTGGCGGGTTGGTGAAGGCGTAAGCTACGTTAGCAGACGGGGCGTGGCTGAAGACGTTACCTGATGAAAGGTCAAGCGTTGGGCCATTGTCTAAGAAGGCAGCGGTAGGTGGTGTGAATGTGCTGGTGTATCTGGCAGTGCCGCTAAACCGTATATCATCCATGTAGCCCTCAAAGTGTTCACTCGAATTGCGCCAATATCCAATCCTTAGTGTGTCTGAGTTATCTACATCCGCATTATTTGTTACATTTAAAATAGATGTACCATTTAAAAAACAACGAAGGTTAGTGCCTGATCTGCAAATTGCTATATGGCTCCATTGATTTAAAGCAGGTAATGCAGAACAAGTATTCCATGAGCCTGTAGCAGAGCCGGAATTAACTCCAACAAGAAGAGCAGTATTATTCATGTATGCAGAAATTGAGGGAGGTGAAGCGCTGCCTGTGTAAGTAGTTTTGCTAAATAAACCTCTGTAGTAACTAGAATTAGTCGGGTAAACCCACATTTCTATTGTAAAGTCGCCAGTCCCAAAATTACCAAGAGACGTTCCTGCCGAAAGATAATCATTAGTCCCATCAAATTGAATAGACCCTGTTCCAAACTTCTTAATCGCTGTGTCTATCTGTGCATTTCCATTTGCTGTAACAACAACAGCGTTAGATGAACTATCTGTAAATGTCGTACTACCGCTTGCGCCATTTCCATGAAGCAGCAAACTTACATCACCAAAGCTGGGATCACCTATGGTTGCAGGATCTGTACCAACACCCTCACCCGAAGGTGTGGCCTCGAAGAACCCAGTTGAATAGTCTATGACAAGTGCCATTGATTACTCCTTATGAAAACGTACATTCAGTGGTTCTAATGTTAGCCACCCAACGTATGTTATGCGCAGCTTCACCAGTGCATGTAATGGCAAGCGCGTTATTGGTGTTATCAGTGGAGAGAGCCATTCCCCAGCTATCTGCATTTGAGATTACTGTGGTTGCAGAATTAACCAATGTGGTTGTACCGCCGTCATTCACTATCAACCCTTCGATCTTCCATGATGCATAAGCTTGTGCGCCGTTTTGCATGGCAGTGATAGTGCCATCAAAGGTGATAGCTGTATCAGAGGCTGCTACAATTTGGTTGGCGCTTCCCGCTGTACTGTTGTTTGCTGTAAGAACTGTTGCAGTTGCGTCTGTAGTATCTGCACGAAGAATAAACTGACCGCCCTGTGCATCACCAGATGCAGCAAATTGACCACTCGCATAGGCAAGCTTGCCGACTAAAGCAGCTAATGAGCTGTCTCCAATCGCTACAGCATTAGCGCCAGTTGCACTCGGCTGGGCTGTAGGTGAGCTTTCATTAGCAGCATAAAGGTCAGCACCACCGCCGCCACCGCCACTTATAGTTGACCAAGATGTATTCCCAGAGCCATCCGTAATTAAACTTTGGCCGCTAGATCCATCGTTGTCTGGGAGCGTAAGCGTATAGCTTGCACCCGCACTATGCGCTGGGCCCCTGATTGTAATCCCGTGTGAGTTTTGCTCACAGTTTAAAACAAACTGACCAGCACCTCGTGTGGCATTCCCTTTAAATGTAACCTTGCCTGAGCCATTTGGATCTAAATCAATTGCACCATTAGACGTTGAGACAATGTCATTACCATTTACATCAAGATTACCACCTAGTTGAGGCGTAGTATCATCCACAACATTGCTAAGGCCACCAGAACCAGAAGAAGTTACAACACCAGAACCATCAATCGAAAGACCAGCACCAATTTTAATTCCACCTAAAACGCTAGCCGATGCAGTTGGTAAGGAATAATTATTAGCGCTTGCATCAATGCCATTTATTTTGGTTTTATCGCTTGCTGACATAAGACCAGCAACGCTTGTTGTTGCGTCAACAAGTGTTGATCTGATTGATACCCTTTTGTTTGCTGCACTTGTATAAATTTGAGTATGTGTTCCAGCTTCAAAAGTAAGAGTATCTTCTTTATTACCAGCTACTACATCTGTTTCACCAGAAACTTGAATTGTTCTAAAAGATGGAACATTTTCCTCAGCAAGCTCTTCAATATAATACAGCTTTTGATTGTCAGTTGATGACATAAGGCCATTATTTGCAAAGTCAGAAAGGGGATATTCGGTATTTGTAATGGTAATATCTTTAATTGCGCCAGTGCCTGATGCAACAACCCCAGTGCCAGTAAAGTTTAATAGTGATGCTGCTGTTGTAAGCGTAGTGCCATCATTACTTACAAGAACTGTGCTGCCAGCTGCCTCAATAGAAACCCAGTTTGTGCCGTTGTAATACTTTAAATTGTTTGATGTAGTATTGTAGGCTAAATCACCTTCGTCTAAGTCTGTCGTTGGGTCTGAGCTATCAACACGATAAACATCTGAAAAATTATTTATATCAGATATATTTGTTGCAACTGTATTCACGTTTGTAATTGAACTAGCAACTGTGTTCATATTTGTTACGTTTAACGCAGTGCCCAATGTATTCATGTCAGCTACGACATCAGCAGTGCCAAGGGTATTTAAATCTGACACCGCATCGGCAGTGCCTAACCTTCCTATTTCTGTAGATATACCAGCAACAGTTGAGATGTCAGTTGCATCGCCAGCAACCGCAGTTACATCAGAAGATATGCCAGCTACCGTTGTGACGTTTGAGCTTATACCCGCAACTGTGGGCACATCAGATGCAATCCCAGCAACAGTTTGAATCGCATCGGTAGCGTCAGTCCCATCCTCAATATGTGCTAATGTTTGAATATCAGCGGCAGCGTCAGAAACAGATTGGACATCAGAAATAGTAGGGCCAGCTTCAACAGCACCAGTGCTTGAATTAAATGCTAACGTCTTACCCTTGCGATCATCAACTTCTGGTAGGGTCAAGCCAACGGCAGAGTCATAATCTGTAAGCTGCAACGCTCGATCAGATTGATCTTTAAGGTCAGCAGCAATAGCAACAAAGCGATCAAGCTCTGTGTTAAGAGAGGCGATATTAAAGGGGCCAGAAGAGGGGAAATCAGTCGTGCGGTCTAAGTCTATGTCGCGTGTAATAACCACTGTAGAGCCACCAGAGGCTCCAGTAACAGACATTGTGATTGTCCCAGTAGATCCATCACCACCAGACACAGAGTAATCTGTTGTTAGCGTTTTCAGAACACCATCAACATACACATTTAAGTCATCATTATCAAAGAACTCAAACGAAACAGTAAATGATGTCTGAGTAACCCCCGCAGCAACACTATAGGATACGCGAGGAGAGTTGTCTGATAGGTTAATTGTCATCCGTGATCCCCTTTTTTATTCGAATAACAATCAAAGGGGGGAATCACAACGCACAATTAGTATCGCCTAAAGCCCTCAATCCGATCATCATCAAGGCTATTGCCTAAAGCAGAAGAGAACTCATTGGTTAGCTGAGACAAAAACCAAAGCTTAGTGTAGGGCAGCTTCCTAACCAAATCCTTAGTACCTTCTCCTAAATCACCAGTAAGCATTTCATTCATTGCAGCAGCATAATCAGCAGCAATACTAGGGCCAGCACCAGCTAAGCCAGTAAATGCACCGACATAACTTTTCTCTTCAGGGAACTTGGGGCTAACAATACCCTCCATGTAGTTCTTGCCAGTCAATGCCATAGAAGTATGCATCGAAGTGTAGAACATATCTGAGTACAACCCAGCAGCGCCCGAATAATCAAAGGCTCTAATCAACTTGTCCGACATAGCAGTGTCATCCCAAGCACGTTCACCGCCTTTGGTGGTGCGAGACTTTAACTCAAGCGCAAAGTAAGCCATGCCCATCATCCACATGGTTCCAAATAAAGGAGACTTCATTTGACCCGTTGTATAGGCGGTCGTTGTTTTGTTCACCGCAGCCAAGGTAAACGAATAGAACTGAAGCGGTAAGCCAAGAAGCGGTGATTCAATTCGCGCATAGCCTTTGTACTTTGGATCAGGTGTAAGGCCCGGAATATTTCTAGCTATACTCATTGGAACAAGAGCAACGCCATCCATAAGCCTTGGCTTATCTGCCGGTGTAGCGGTCATAATAGTGTTAAGAATCCCGCTGCTCATTGCAGTTTGAAGCTTTTCCTTTGCTGCTATTTGTGATGTGCTCTGCCATGCATCTGTATTTGCATAGATAAGACCACTG